TTAATAAAGAATCCCATAGCTATTGGATCAACATTCACATTTTTGTGAAGTACATCATACATACTATTCCAAGTAAGGACACTGTTATAATCCAAACCAGTAATTTCTTTTAGCTTTGCTACAGTATCTGAATCAAGATTTAGATTCTTATGCCCTGCTTCTTTACATAACATAAGTATGTAGGGTAAATTAGCCTGGAGATCTGAAGATTCAATAAGATTCTTAACCACAACATGGTTCTCTTTATCTACAGACTTGGCCATTGACAACAAGTTCTTATATGTTGACTCATCAAGTTTAAATACTTCTCCCATTAGTCTTCTATTTTTAAAGTTTTTAACATCCATACAGGAGGATTATTCATATTAGTGATCCACTCCTTTGCACTTGGTAGATAACCATTGCAATCTTCTTTTACATGTTGCTCGCCTACATAGCGAGTCATAACTTTTTTACCTACTGAGTTAACAAAGAAGGGCCCGAAGACCCTTTCACATTCAAAGATGCCTTCGCTGTGATGCCTGAATAATCTATGCATACTATGACCATACCACGCTTTAGTTTCATCGAACCAATTATGGATATGGAGGTACTCGTCAGGTTCACCGCCCCACTTCTTACAGGAGCTTCTACAATGATCATATGGATGCGCCATTATTCTCCCCAGTTTATATCTGTAATATCAACAGTACCATGAGCATCCTCAAGGGATCTTACGTAACCATCAATAAGTATTATAGGCTCATCTATAAGTTCAATAGTTATAGTTCCATAACCGCCATCATTATTATACCAGTCATAGTCATAATGCTGCTCAAGTATATGAGTAGCTAGGTCTTGTAGATCTCCTTCAAACTTATCACTAGGTTCAGTGGTATATCCATTAGGCCCATAAAATTCTACATCTTCCACCTGGCCGGAGTCTCCTCCGCCATCATATTTAATTTCTACATTTGTTACACCAGCATCTTTTAATGCTGCAAATAATGTTGCTATCTTTAAGCTTGCCATATTACTTTTGTTTATAAAATCTACCTAAGATATTAGCGTTTAACCAGATGTCTTTCTCTAGTACCTCACATATAAATTGGTATTTAACTTCTTGATAAGATAGCTCTGTCTTAGAGTAACATATCTTTAGGATAGTCCTTTTGATTATTACTCCAGCCTTATGAGCCGCCTTAAGTGTTTCATTACTACTATAGTAGTTCTGATATACAATTTTTCTTACACGCTTGTAAGTCTTCTTGCGTTTATCAGTAGACAATGCCTTCTTAGAAAGCTTTGTCTTAACATCCGCAAAGAAGTTCTTCTTGCCTATGTAGGACTTGCGTTCACCATCTAGGATAACATCCATCTGGTATACAAATCCTACAGCACCATCAGGAATCATATCCTCGGTGAATTCTTTTAATTTATAAACCCACATGTTTTCTAGCTATTTGCATTAGTAAATCAGTTGTGTGACGGTGCGTATCATCAGCATCATAACCTTTAATAATATCAAGCATTTTAACTATTACCTTATCTGCTTGATCTGGTAAACAAAGCGGACTAATCTGATCAAGTAACTTCTCGTAATCATTATTATAATATTTAGGCGTAGGGATTGAATCATGTATAAGACTATAGCCTCCAGTAAGATTAGTTGTTGTGAGTACATTATTTGAATCATAAACAGCTTGAGCATGCATTATGCTTTTTAATTTTTCTTCATCCATAATTTTATTTCTTTAATGCTTCTTTTAATAAAGGGTGTAAGAATGTTCTTACCTTCTCTCTACCATATACTTTAACAGAGTCTGACAAATCCTTCTCAAGCTTTAGATGTACTGCAGGAAAACCAAAGTTATCCTTATACTTCTTCATTGCTTTGATACCGGCCTCATCATTATCAAATAGAGTACAGACAGATTGATACTTAACTTTATATATGTCAATTACCTCTTGACGGATTGCCGTATTCTCACTGTCCGGCGCCACAACTTCTAGGTTATAACCAAACTTAGCAAGACACATTGCATCCTTTAATGAACTACATATTACAAGATTAGGTACCTCAAATTTTAATTGGTCCGTACCCTGAACATAATTCTTTACCTTCAAGAACTTATGCTCTTGTACTTTAGGTTGATATACTTTATATATCTGACCGTCGGATCTTGTGTAACCATAGATGTATGAACCTTTAATATTTAGTTCATCTATGATATCGTCCTCTTCTCTTTCCATTCTATAAGACTCTAACGGTACTACATTGTATAAACCAAGTGTATTAGAATCAATACCAAACTGCATCCAAAAGTCTGCGTCTGCTTTAGTCCAAGGCCTAACAATGTAATCACTTACCTGATAACTAGCCTTCTTCTTAAATGTATTTACAGAATACTCACCTTGATTCTTTAATAAGAATTCGTTATAGTCCTCGACAAGTTTATAGATTGCACTAAGATAATCTATGTTGTATGCTTGAGCAACTAAGTTAATGTGATTGCCTCCCTTGTCCGTAGAAAAATCCTTATAAAGATAGTGACCATCCTTATAATAAATACAAAAGCTTGGTGTACGTTCAGTAGGATTAAAAAGAGATTTGATTTTTACAGTTTGGCCCGTAAGTTTTTCTTCTAATTTACAATAAGTTTCGAATACCCATGTCTCAGGTACATCCGATATGTCGGATATTAAAAATCTAGTACTAATCATAAGGGTAAAATTAAGGGGGAATATTTCTACTCCCCCTAGTAATTTTAATTATAATTCAAAGTCACCGGCTACATCTGGTGTAGTCGCAGTGTTATCACCAAAAGATGCAACAGTCTCTGTCTTACTCTTCTTAATGTGAACATCAGCGTTAAACTTAACTACCTTACTGATAGCTTCATCAATAGACGCTGACTCGTATGCGATACCGTCACGAGACCACTTTGGTAAATACAAATCGTTATTTGTATAACCTTGTTTGTTTTGGTACTCACGACCTGCAATACACATGCGTAAGAACTTACCATTAAATGCTTTGTCGCTATTCAATTTAGCTACCAAAGACTCAATAGTATCGTGCTTATTATCTTGGTCATCTAACCAGTTCAGAATACCAAATGCTTTACATAGGTTGTGAACCGCCTTAACAACTTCCTCATCACGCTTAATAACAATACCACTCTTGGTCTCGCCGTCAGAGTATGGGAACTCAGAGAATCTGATACGACCTACTTGACCTTTGTAACGACCCTGTGTAGGATCATCCTTGTCAATAAAGAAACCTTCGAAGTCTGCACCCATATCAGGTCCTTCTACGTTTAGGTTTAAGTTATAAGCTCCTTGCTTATATGGTACAGTTTCCAAAGTAATACTGTTTACTTTTACTACCTGTACACCAGGAGATAATGTCTTTGGAGTCGAAGACCCAGATTCGCTTTTAATGTTTTTAGTGCTAATCATTTTGTTATTTATTAATCGATGTATACATTTTTCCAGTTAACTACTACCTTATCATCTACAAGTTCGGATAGTTCTACTTCCTTGTTGCGTAAATGTTCAGGCCTTGCACCACATGATATCTCATCAGTGGTTATAAAACTTAGTATGTTCTTATTACCACGGCGAAACAAGTATCCAATAGCATCAGAGTTAGAAGTAGCAATGCGTTTAAGCTTGCCTGTCAAATCTAAATCTAAAGAATTGAAATCGTTACCATTCTTCTCTAATAAGGTGTCCTTAACGTGACCTACAAGTATAGTCTTTGGTGCCCAAGTCTTGATGTAATCAATAACTTTTGTGAATGCCTCCCTTAACCAGGGATATCCTGCACCATTCGGTAGGTTAAGAATGCTACCATATTTAGCCTTTCCTTCGGTAGGCCAACCTTTACCCATAGGGGATTTTGAGTATAAGAGTTCGGCATATGGGATACACATCTCTTCTAATGCAGTGATGGTATCTACAGCAACATAGGTGTACGGATTACCCGCTTCCTTAACTGCTGCTCCTATATGTTTAATCTCTTCTACACTGCTAGCCTTAATCTTTAGGGCATCGACATAGTCGCTACCATTTTCAAGGTCTAGTATTAAACAATTATCTAGTTGCGAAAGCACAGTAGTTTTACCGGCCTTTGGCTTACTAAATATAATCAGGTTCTTTGGACTTTTATTAGTCGCAGGAACCCTACTTGTAGGCAAATTGATCTCCATGTTATTTTATTAAATCGTTTAACCATTTCTTCTTGCTAACAGGTTGCTTCAACATGATAGCGGCTAAATCTCTAATGGTAATCTGATCTAATGGTGCATCCTCATCAGGATTCATTATCTCATCGAACCCATCAAACACTAATTGTTTAAGATACATCGGAGCAACTTCTTCTTTAACTACCTTTTCCATTTCTGCAACAGGTATTAAGTATCTTTCATCGGCGTTAGTGTCCTTGTTAACTACTTCGTATTCTTCTTGCCAATAAGGATTGTATCTCCACTTATAAAGTGTTCTATTAACATCGTCTGGAACCAGATCTCTACTAACAAACTCTAAATAAAGATCGTAACCCTTACGAAGATGACTCGGAAATAAACTAACATGTAATCCTTCTTTACCATATGGTCTATATGCCATAGTAGGAACGTATTGTTCATCTAAAGCGCTTGCACTAGCAAGAACTTCTTGGTGATAGCCACGTAACTCGTTAATACGAGCACGTCTATCAAGTGGTTTTTCTGTTGTTTTAATAGCCATTATCTTGTACTTAATCGTTTTTCTTGTGTAGGAGGTGCAGGTATTTCTAACACCTTCATCTTTTCAAATTCACATCTAAAGAAACTCATTCTTGTATCACCATTCCTACATTTCAGGAAGTGCATTACCATAATAGTTTCATCGTTAATGATATACCTGTCGGGTCCATAGTAACGGATCTTAAAGTATCCGGGTCTATTTAAACCAACAACCATATCGGCATGTTGTAATAATGCATCGGCACCAAAGATGTCGGAAGAAAGGATATAGTTTCCAGCTTTACCATCTTCATTCCGTTCCGGGTTATCGATTGACCTATTTAACTGACTCAATATGATAAAAGATATAGGGTACATTCTCTTAATTTCAGTGAACATCTCCGCGAGATTGAATAGCATCTCGTGTTTATCTTTCTCAAATGGATCAAGCTTAACAAGGTACGAGTGATCGAGAGTAACAATAGTATTTGTATACTGCATGTTACCGTTGTCATCCTCCACCATATGGTCTTCCATATACTGGTGAATAGTTTTCTTTATATCCATAGTGCTAATCGGTTTCTCGACAACATCTATAGGATATCTCACTCTCTGTTTTGCATAATCATAACATGCTTGTAAATCTGTGTCTGCTAACGGGGCATTAGCACTGCACAAATCTTTGTAGGATTTCCCAACGACACTGGAAAACTCTCTTATAGCACTAACCCGGGCTAACATTTCAAATTGAAATTCTAAAACTCTAAAGTTCTCCCCTTTATTCAGGACAAAAGCATTATTAATGATGTTATCTTTAACCAGAGTTTTACCAGCACCGGATCTACCTGCTATTACAGTGAGTGTATTCCATTCTATACCGTCAGTACCTGCGTCATTAAATTTTACCCAAGGAGTTTTGACACTTTTAATAATGCCATCCTTCCTGCCTTTCATATACTGAAGTGCTTGGACAAAACTTTCTTTCTGCCCTCTCCAGGGTTTCTTGATTTCCGACATGTAGTTAATTATCAGGTAGTTAAACCCCGTAGGCAGACCTTGCCTTACGGGATATAAAGATATAAAATTTCCCTAGAATTCCAAATAAAAATTCTAAAATTATACACTTAATTAATGAAATTTCTACGACAAAATTATCAATTACTAGCCATGCCATTAGGGATATTAACATGCTTATTACAAACATGTTTAGTATCAATACAAATCTTGTCATACTACTTTCTCCTTTATAAAATTTCCTTCATCATCATGTCCACCATTCAAGATTATTTCACAGTATGCTGCAAGATCAGAGTCAAATGTTTTACCTGTAATCTGTTTACGAATAAAGTATTGGGAGTTCTTCATATAAAGATATCCCGCTGCTTCATATGTATCCACATAATAGGCCGTCGCTTTTAACACTGTGTCCCAACTGTACTCGTAGGTTTTAAAGAACCAATCGAATGCATTTTTAATATCAGGTTTTGGTACTCGAGCCGCCTTACCACTAGGTAACTTACCTTTAGGAAAAAATTCAACATACTTCTGCATATTGGTTTCATCATCGGTAGATGCTATAGGTTGTTTAACTTCTAGCGTCATGTTACCGAACATAGTTTCAGCATTAGAAATTATAAACGTGCCCTTCTCTGTAAGTATACCTTTCTTAGCATCTTCTATAAATCCTAAGTCAGATAACAATCTCAGTTCGGTGTGCACATTAATAACCAAGGGTCTGCTCTTGTTTGCAATACCCCATAGGACATAGAACCCATTAGGTGTTAGTCCATTGTTTGCTAGATAGTCAAAGAAGTCTTTCATATTGAATCAGTATCTAAAGATACAAATGTTTTTGTGATTCCCCTCTCTTGCATCGCAGCCATTATATTACTCCATATAGGTAAAACTTTCTTGTCTTTAATCTGTAAAGCGCTCTTAGTCTTATTACTACCGTGTAACATAGTCGAATGATGTGTAACCTTTTCCTCATGCATACTGTTAACAACTCGTACCATATGTGAATAAGTTAGACCTAATTCACTACCTATTAGGTAACAGCACTGTCGAATAATAATAACTTGTTGGCCACGGAACTTCATGTTTTTAGTAAATGGTGCATCTTCAGGATACATTTCCTCTGCAAGATCTACAACAACTTTGAAGTCATTAATACCGGGTACCAACGCATGACTACTACCTATGTACTTATCGTACTTAACTAAACTCTTTTGAATACCACTAAAGAACTTACCTATTACTAGGTTAAGATCATAGTTCAACTGGGACAGGTCCTGTCGGATCTCCCCCCTCAATTTCTTGACGTCTCTCTCTGCCATATTTTACGTAATCTGTTTCTTCTATATGATAAAACTTACCACTGTTAATTAATATTGCCGCATCTTTTACAATGTGTCTAGCTCTTTCGAGTTCAATACCAAAATCTGATAATGCATCATATAGACATTTGTTTTTAACTGTACCTCTCTTAGAAGCTTCTATTTCAAAATAAACTTCTCCAAATCTTGGGTCAAGTAATGTCTTGACCTTTATTCTACCAGGAAATTCTGGGTCTCTCATTTTGCTCTAAGTATTTATTAATCTTATTCCACATGTCATTACAATCCCACGTAGCACTCTTCTCATATCCTGCACTTGCAGGGTGAGATACCATAATCTTATAGTTGTTATCCGGTATGAGGTCAGCAAATTCTTGCGCCTTCTTACCTAAAAAAACATAAATAAGATTTGGTTTGTTCCATACCAAGTAGTCTATAACGTATGCCATGAAAGGTTTCCATAGTAACTGATGAGTACCGGGTTTACCAATAGTAGTAGTCAAAGCACTGTTCAATAATAGAACACCTTGACTAGACCATCGATCTAAACTTGGTTCGGTACACTCAATACCAGTAGTTTCCTGTATAGACTTATACATATACTCCAAAGACTTTTCTATCTTACCTTGTATACCACAACTAAACGCAATACCATCTGCAACATTAATCTGAGGATACGGGTCCTGTCCAATGATAACAACATTAACGTTGTCAAAAGGACATGTCTCGAATGCTCTAAATAGATGTTTAATGGGAGGTGTAAATCTTTTACCATCTTGCGCGTCTCGCAGTAGGAAAGAAAGAATAGACTCAAAGTCTGATGTCATAATAAAATTAACTGTCTGCGGACCCCAACCATTATCTTTGAGTTTCACATACAATTTATCTCTAATCTCTTGTAGATTAATACCTTCCATATTATATTTGTTTTAAAATCAACACTATGTCTGAAGAAACTAATGAAGTTAAGCCGATTAAAGTAGAAATCTACAAACCGGATGCCGTTATCAATATTCAATTACCTGTAGGGTATGTAGCCCGTTTTAATCAAATGCTATTAGAGTTCTTCCCATTTAAGGATGAGCAACATCTAAAAGACACATTGAAGAAAGTAGCAGATAGTCAAGATGATCCCGATGAATTCGTATATAACGTACGAACCGTCTTATCATTCTTAGTTCTTGTAGAAGAAGAAGCGCGTAAACAAGGCCATTTAAAGTATGTTGAATACGACCCTGCTACGGAAACTACTACAGACGTTAGTGAAGATTAAAGTTCACCATGTCACCGATCTCTATAGATGCTTGTATAGCCATAGATAATTCTTCTTTGGAACAATCACCGAAAGATCTACAATCTGAATCATTACATAGACCGGCACGTAGTTTAACTTGAAGTTTCATGTCTTCAAATGAATCACCTGTGTATTGAGCAAGCTCACGGATATGTTTATGTAATTTACTCATTTGAGCATAACTAGCGTCATCAGTATTGACTTCGTAGGTAATAGTAACAACATCACCATCATCAAGTCCCTTAATAAACAAACCTAACTTAGCAGACCCTAACGGATCTATCTCTAGGTTCTTATTTACTACTTTTGCGCGTATACTTACGGGTAGTTGATTTGCCATCTTGTTTAGGTTTATTAGTACTTCCTTTAGGTCTTCCAGCTTTCTTCTTAACTACAACTTCCTCTTTCTTAACAGGAGTAATAGGTTTTAAATACTTCTCAAACTGTAGTCTGTGATTCTCAATAACACATTCAGTGTAATCATCTACCAAATTACTGTACCTATTTTCTAGATAGTCTAGCTCATCCTGAAGATTCTTAGTCTTCTTATTTCTAAGGGCTACACCTATAGCCATACCGGTACTTAAACCCATAAATACAAATACACATGCATCAAACGTTTCCATTTCTTTTTTGTTTTAAATAGTTTTCTAATAATTCAATACTCTCTTGCATCTCCAGATAATTCATATCTGTTATGAGCTCTGCAAACTTGCTCAATCTCTTAGACATCTCCGTCATGTCTATCTGTTCAGGCATATCCCAGAATGCTTTCAGTAGTGGACCGTGTTCTTTAACTACGGTATTACTAAAGTTATTTAAAACATTCTTAGTCTTATGCCTATTAAACCACGTGATATGCATAGTTTCATCTGCTGCAAATACAGCCATCTGTAACCATATTACAAGGTTAGCAATCTTGATTCTGTCTAAGTCCTTGTGTTCTACTGACATAAATGTAATTTAGCTAGCTTATCCTCTACTGTAATGTACTCTATCTTGAGACCTGCCCACTCTGGTAGGAAAGATCCCATATCTGTACCACTTGGTTCTTCACCATGCCATTCCGCCTGAGCAGTAATGTATGGTCCACCACTAGGGTCAATCATAGAGAACTTATAATTAGGCATACCTACTTCACCTGGCCACCCGCCTACGCGGTAGTGCTCGGTAAACCCGGTCATCTCTATTACATTATCCTTCTTCTCAAAGGTAATTACATCCCCATACCGATTAGTGTATTCAGTCTTCATTCTTTAAGGTTTTAATCTTTTTATATACAAGTTCAACACAGTCATCTATACCCTTATAAGGATTAAGATACGGCACAGTCTTATTACCACGTAGATGTTCCATCTGCTTAATAAGATCTTCTAATACTTCTTTTGTTGTCATAAGTTCTCAGGATCAGTTGTTGTGCCTACAGTTATCGGGTCTACCCAAACGGTATCCTCCGGTATCTTAACAGCTTTAAACATTTGGTAGTCCTCTCTATCAAGAGGCTTATCCTTTACAGATAGGTATACACCTATTGTAGCAGCACAATCTAGTAGTAAGATAAATGCTAATGCCCATAATAAATACTTACTCATTCTCTTGCTCTAGTTCAGGACGTATGACCTTAAGGCCCCACATCAGGTTATACATAGAAGCAGATGTCTGGGCATATCTAACAGTAAGCCTTCTATGCTTACGTAAGTAGGTTACCATCCACTCCTTCCACTTTTCTTCTTGCTCAGGAGTCATGGTCCATTGCTCATACCATTTATCCTTACGGTCTTTAATGTCCTCATAGGTTACATCATGACCAGCTATTATAAACATGGTGTTGATTATATCTTTCACCATGTCATCGTCAGTTAGTCTCTTGCTTTTCATCTTTTACAAATATTGGTTTAACAACATCAAGGCCGGAGCCATTTTTAGGGAATTGTATTTTACATACTTTACCAACAAAGTATAACTCACTAGGAGTTTTTACATAAATAGCAAGTACTTCCAACTCATTAAAAATTAAATCGTCTTGACTAAGGTCTTTAGTTACATAAAATACATCTCCTCCTAACTCTACATAGTCTTCTACTTTCATAAGTTAATTAGTATTACTTTATTATCTATGGTGATCATAGCTACTGGTATAAGGCCTTGATCATAGTCATGTCCTCTTACAGTAATATCCCTAGCCATGATATGAGGATTACTTGTATAAACAACTTTACCTTTAAACCCATCACCGCTATTTGGGTATTCAACAACCTTTATTACAACTGGGTATTCAATAATCTGTATTACAATAGTCTCTGGCTCATAGTAAGCATCCAGGTAACAGTCTCCCGGTTTCATGGGTCTTCTATTTCACAGGTTAAATCTAGTTCACCAAAGATACCAGCTATAACTTCTAGGTCTTTACGAGATCCATACTTTACTACTGCCTTACCTTCAAGATGTATTTTCGTCGCAGTCTCCATAGCTTTTGCCGAAGACATTTGACAGTATATAATGAGCGCCATGATAACCTTATCAAAAGAATTATGATCGTCATTATACAAAACCAACTTGCTATCGTGCATAAAAGATAGATCGATAACCACGTCCTCTTCAGTAACTGTCTCATTCCCAACTTGACCAATCGTCGCGTTCATCTGCAAGTTGTTCTCTTGCACAATCATCGCAGAGTGAACATTGTGAATTAACTTCATCAAAGACTTCGGATATATCCAAATCTGACTCGTCGGCGATGTCATATGCTTCAGCGTATATTTCATTTGAATTACAATTTTTACATAAACTAGTATCTATATTCCATGGTGCATTCGGATCGTTATCCGCACCAGTTGGTAAATAATCAGACATTCTTTTTTACTTTTTTAATTTTAGACTTATCATACTCTTGCAGCGCTTGGTTTACCCATGCTTCATCAACGGTACCTTCGTAACATAAAATATGAACGGTAGCTTTCTCATTAGGATTAAGACGAAGTAATCGACCTAACCTTTGAGCAGACTTACGCTCGTTACCATATGCATGCATGATGATACCCTGTTTAAGGTTCGGGATGTTTACACCTTCACTTAACTGTAGGACACAAGAAAGTTTATCTATCTCTCCAGATTTAAACTTAACAAGGTTAACTTCTGATTCCTTGTTACCACTATGGTAACTGTGATCGCAAAGTTTATCCGCTTGGTCTTGTGTATTAGCAAATAGAATAACCTTATCGGTTATGTGACTAAACAATTCTTTTGCGTAACGTTCCTTACTAGGATAAGACATCAGTGCCTTCATTCTCATAACCCGGGTGATTTGTAATTCCTTACCGCCATGAGCGTTAAGAACTCTCTCGCTCCAGTAATTATAACTAGCAAGTTCCGACGTAGGAAACTGTTTAGTTTTAGTCTTCTGCATAAAATTCTTACGAGTATCAAGATCTAACATATGTATGATAATCTGATAATCGTTAAGAATCCCGTCTTCTACGGCATCATCCGTAATGTACTTGTACTTAATAGGACAGTAGGTCTCTACCATTTCACCTTTCTCGGAGTTAGCAACTCGCGGAGGCGTACCTGTTAAACCTACCACCTTACCCTTATAGTCCTCAAGATAGAACTCGTGAGAATATAAAAGGTTATGGCATTCGTCAAGGTATACTACATCATAGTCGGTATCCTGTTTGATCAAAGAGATATAAGTACTAAACTCGATATGATCTTTAAGATATCCCATACCGTGTTTGTCTGCCTCTTCTAACCACGACTTGAAGATTGCCTTCTTAGGGGCAACAACAAGAAAACGACAACCGTCTGCATAATGCTCCTTCATGTGACGTAGACCAATTAAGGTTTTACCCACTCCCATACTCACAGCGATGCCAACGTTAGACGATGATAGTAACACACTCAACGCGGCATCTTGAATCTCTTCTCTCGTCATATCAATAATTTTCTAATTTGTAGTAATAACAAATGTTAGAATAACTAATAGCCATGAAGAAGTTACCACTTAAGTTCGTAAAACGAACGTGACACTTATCTCCGTCTTGGTCTATTGCATACCACTGAATACTATAAGCATCAAGATCCTGACCATCACCTAATATTCTAAAATGTTGTTCTCTCTGTGAATATATACTTATGAAGTTACCTTTTATGGTAACAGGTATATTTACAGCGACTACATCATCCCACTTATATGCTTGTTTGTAAGCATCCCATACTCCATACGTAAGTGTTACCGCATGGTAGGTATCTTGCGCTATCGCACATAACGACGCAATAAGAAATAATAAAAAAAATATTATCTTTTTCATATTACCATTGACCTTGGTTAGTAACACAGAAGTTACTGCCTACATAGGCATCCATCCATACACTTTGATCAAAGCAGAATGTCTTCTTATTACCTGTACAATCATTAGTAATCTCTAACCAGTAACAAGTACCAGTAATACCATCATTAGCAATAGTACCACAATTGCATTGCTTATCTTCTTCTTTAGTACAGCTAACTAATCCAATAGCTAGCATAAAAATCATAATTAACTTCTTCATGTTTATTTAATTAAGTGTATAACCAATTTAGCTACTGTTGTTATTGAGAATAATAGTATTATTCCTACTCCTATAACCGCAGCTATAGTAAAAAGTACATCTTCTGGGTTTGTTTCTTTTCTCATCAGTATTTATCACAATTAGCTGTGTAATTATTACCACCTCCTGACCATACTCCAGTCCATGATTGTTTCCAAGCATATACTTGACTATAATACGAAGCCTCAAAGTAATTTATCTCGTCCTCAGTACCACACATCTCCTGTTCCCCTGGCCATAGTGCAGGATTACCGCCTCCAAGTGCTACAGGTGACGTAAGTGTACATTTCATACATATAACTTCTTCTTCTGAGCAGCTAGTTAATCCAATTACTAGTGCCATCATCATTAATACTTTTTTCATGTTGTTTGTTTTTTAATATAAAAATGTTTAGGGAAATCCGGTCCTACATACAAGAG